TAATTTAAAAACTAATAAAAAGGAAAGAAAAATGGAAAAAAATGATAACACACCAAGCATCGATGCAGCAACAGTTGCACGCGATGCAGTAGCGGCGGATCGCGCACGCTCACAAGAGATTGATGCAATCGTTGCAAAGCACCCTGAACTTAAAGAAGTTGGTGCGCAATTTAAAGGCAATGATCGTTCTATGGATGAATTCCGTGGCGTAGCATTGGATTCAATCACTAAAAATCAACCTAAAACAGCGGCGATTGAAGATACTAAAATCGGCATGAGCGACAAAGAAGCAGACAGCTTCTCAATCGTACGTGCGGTGAATGCTTTGGTTACTGGCAATTGGAACGATGCAGGCTTTGAACGTGAAGCTTCTGATTCTATGGCTGGTAAATTAGGCAAACGCGCACAAGGTTTTTACATTCCAACTGACGTATTAATGCGTGATTTGAACGTAACAACTTCAACAGCAGGTGGCCACACGGTTTCTACTGATTTATTATCAGGTTCGTTCATCGATATGCTTCGTAACAAGATGAGCGTTGTTGGTTTGGGCGCGACAATGATGAATGATTTGGTTGGCAACATTGCTATTCCACGTCAAACTGGCGGTGCAACTTCTTACTGGGTAGCTGAAAGTGGCGCGGTAACAGAATCACAGCCAGCGTTCGATCAGGTAACTTTATCACCATCAACTGTGGGTGCATTCTCTGACGTTTCACGCCGTTTATTACTTCAATCATCTATGGATGTTGAAGCATTTATCCGTAGCGAGTTGGCAACAACTTTAGCACTTGAAATTGACCGCGCAGCGATCAATGGTTCGGGTTCATCTAATCAACCGACTGGTATTTTAAATGTATCAGGCATCGGCGCAGTAGCAGGTGGCACGAATGGTGCAGCACCGGATTGGGCAGACATTGTTGATCTTGAATCAGCAGTATCGGTTGACAACGCAGACATGGGCGCATTGGGTTACTTAACTAATGCTTCTGTTCGTGGTAAGTTGTTACAAACTGAGAAAGCATCATCAACTGGTCAGTACGTTTGGGGCGAGGGTAACACGCTACGTGGTTACAACGCAGCCGTATCAAACCAAGTACCGTCAAACCTTACTAAAGGCTCAGGCACTGGTTTATCAGCAATCTTATTCGGTAATTGGAATGATCTAATTATTGGTACTTGGGGTGGCATCGATATTAATATCGATACCTCAACAGGTTCTGCATCAGGCACGGTTCGTGTGGTTGCATTACAAGACGTTGATATTGCGGTTAGACATGCAGAAAGCTTTGCAGCAATGCAGGACGCAATAACTTAATATTAAGTTGTTGTTAAGTGCTGGGGTTATGCCTCAGCACTCTTTTAAAGGACAAAATTATGAAAATACAATTATTAACATCAGTCGGCATTAAAGGCAAAGACATCGCTAAAGGCGAGGTCGTAGATGTGGATGCAAATTTAGCAGCCAAACTAATTCTTAGCAATAAGGCACAAGCCTCAAAAGCTAAAAAAAAATCAAAGAAATAATTAATTATGTTTACCGAGGATTTGTCAGAATTTTTAGATGCAACTGAGATGGCAGACAATGCCACCATCGGTGCATCCACTGTGGCTGGAATCTTCGATAACCAATTTGTAGAAGTACACGGCATCGAGGGTGTAAGACCGGTATTTGTTTGTGATGAATCAGACGTAAGCACAATTGATCACGGTGATTCTTTGAGTGTTAAATCTACTTCTTATGAAGTTATTGGCATTCAACCGGACGGCACAGGCTTGACTTCATTAATACTTGAGGCGCAATAATGGCTCATGTAAGGCAATTAATACGCGACAAAATGAAAACCCTTTTAACGGGTTTATCAACAACGGGATCGAGCGTTTATATCAGCCGAGTTTACAATCATAAGACATTGCCAGCATTGGCTATTTATACGCACGATGAACAATCAAGCGATGATTTGGACAACGTAACTTTTGGCTCAACCAATCAACATCGTTTGCTAAATATTGTGGTTGAAGCAAGGGCAAAAGCCACAGCGAATGTGGACAAAACTTTAGACACGATTTCAGCAGAAGTTGAAACGGCACTTTTTGCATCGGGTGATACCACATTAGATGGCAAGTGTAAGTATTTTGAATTTAATGGATTAGAGATTGAGTTATCCGGTGAGCAAGAGCAACCCGTTGGCTTAATGACTATGCGGTTCTCTGCCCTATACAGGGTAGATAAAACAGATGTAACAACCTTAATCAGCTAGGAGTAAATAAAAATGGCAACAGTAACAGGATACAGCGGATCACTTAGAGATTCGTCAGGTAATAAAATTGGTGAACTTACTGCGTTCACTTTAAACATTACCCAAAACAATGAGCAGTTTAATTCATTCGGCAACGCTTGGACATCAACAACAGCAACCACTAAAGGTTGGTCAGTTGATGGTTCGGGCAATTACGATCCGGACGATACTTATCAGACTGCGGTGGTGGATGAAGTATTAACCGGCGACGCTTCTTATGCTATTGCATTAAGAGCAGAGGGCGACACTACTGGTGATGATGAATTTACCGGCACTATTAAATTGAGCGAAGTGTCAATTGAAGCCAGTGCAGATGGCCTAATCGCTTTTAGTTTTTCAGGCGCAGGCGATGGTACTTTAACTAAAGGTACTGTTTCGTAATGGCATTTAAAGCGATTGATCGTAATGAAGTTATTGAGGCAGTTTCAGTGGATGATCCTGCCATCGATCAAAACAATTCTGATATTGAAGCTTATAAGGACTCACACGACATAAAGCATTTAAGTTTTATTGAGGGTGAGCAACCAACGGTGTTTCACATAGGCACGATTTCTTTTATGAAGTTTGCAGAAATAAAAGATAAGCACATTAGTTTTGATTTGGGCGGTGATGGTCAAGAAATTAAAACCAATTTATTTGGTTTAACGGCCGATGCGCTACGATATTCGCTTAAAAAAGCCGACAATTTACCTTTTAAGATTAAGATTGAACGCAATCGATTGTCAGACACCACGATGGATAAATTAGCCCGTTTGGGCATTGTGGAAGAATTGGGCAATGTTGCACTTAATGTAAATGGTTTTGGTGACGAAGAAGAAAAAAAATAGTAGGCGCAATCATACAACAGCAAGTCAATTATGACTGCGCCAGTTGTTCGGATCATGACAAAGAAGTTAGAGGGTGTAGTTTAAAGGCATCCACCATTGTCATGGCACATGGAGTGAAAGGATATGCCACACGCTGTCCGGTGATTGATGCTTGGGAAATAAACGATTATTTTCGCATTCATAAATACTGGCAACAAGGCCATTATCCAAACCCCGGCACATGGGCGCAGCAACCCAATAAGTTGGTATTAATAATAGAGGCAATAGATGGCTACACAACGAATGCAAATACTGATCTCGGCACGAGATAAAGCAGGAAAAGTAATTCATGGCATCCGCCGAAAACTTAAAAAGTTAGGGAATACGGCAAAAAAAGTCGGCCGTAGTATTACCGGTGCTTTTGCTAAAGTGGGTAAATCATTATTTAGTTTTAAATCTGCCTTAATTGGTGTGGCTGGTATTGCTGGTATTGGGTACTTGATTAAACGATCACTCGATGCTACTGATGAAATGGCTAAAATGAGCCGTGCGATTGGTGTTAGTGTTGAAAACTTACAACGCCTTAGACACGCCGCTTCTTTAGGTGGTCTTGAGGCTACACAATTAGACAAGGCCGTGCAAAAACTTGCTGTTAATATGGCTGATGCCGCTAAAGGCACTGGTGAAGCTAAAGATATTTTTGAAAAATACGGTATTAGTGTTACTCGTGCTGATGGATCTCTTAGATCAGTTATCGATGTTATGGCTGATGTTTCTGATGCCACAGTAGGGATAAGTAATAAAACAGCACGCGCAGAATTGGCTTATCGTTTATTTGGTGCGCGTGGTGGCAAGATGATTAACGTCTTAAAAGGCGGATCAAGAGCATTACGTGAATCTATGAAAGAAGCCGACAAATTAGGTTTTGTCATGGGTAAAAAAACCGTTGAAGGTGTAGAAAGGGCCAATGATGCGTTCACCAGAATGAAATCTGCGATGAATGGTGTATGGGCAAAACTTAGTGCATCACTCGCACCAGCTTTAGAAAAGTTTGCTACATGGTGGGCTAAGTTTACAGGTTCGTTTTCACAAACAATCCAGCCTTTGTTTGTATGGCTTCAAGCGACTCTTGAAAATCTTGGTGTAGAATTTGGAACAGCAGAAGATGCTGGAAAAAAATGGGGAAATACGATTGGGTATCATACCGTTGAAATTATAAAAGGTATTATCAACTTCTTTACAGAAGTTAAAAAGGGAGAAACAGATTTTGAGAGATTTAAAACAACCGGCTCAAACGCGCTTACCACTATAAGTGATGCAGCAGGATTATTATTAAGAACATTTAGATGGATATTGAACGTGGTGCGGGATATATCAAGAGCTTGGGATAAGCTTGGCTCTATTGGAAGGGATTTTGGTATTAAGGTTGCAAATAATGTGTCTAAAGGAGAAAACATCGTTAGCGCTACTGGGCGTGCGATTGGAAGCACCTTGGCTGACCAGCCAGCAGACGGCTCATTGTTGGGAACAAATACAACCAACGTAACAAACATTTACACACAGAACTCCAGACATGGAGTTGATAATGCTATTAATAGTAGAGGCAATATGACTTTGCAGGTTGGTCGTAAATGGGTGAATGGGGTAATGCAATGAGATTTGATTACCCAACAGTAGTATCAGCAACCACATCATTAGTATTTAATAATAATCCTGAGTCACCTTATGAGCGTGAAGTTATCAAGCATAATTCAAGCGTTCAGATGGAAGATGGCTCAATGTTTATCTATTCAAGAAGCGTTACTAATTATCGATATTCTATAAGTGTAGTATTAACCAGTGAAAGTGAGCGAGATGCTTTGGAATCGTTTTATGATTCAACGGTTAATGGTGCTGAAAAGACGTTTGAATATACTGATCCTTATGGTGATGTTTACACAGTTAGATTTGATGAAAGTATGCGTATTAGCGAGATATTTAAAGACCGTTTATATCGTGCTACATTTACCTTGTTACAAACAGCATAATGAGAATATTTAGTTCAGGTTTTCAATCTAAATTAGATTCAACATCCTTTAATCCAATTGTTTTTATTGAATATGAATTAAAGGAATATATCTCTGGCAGTGAGCCAGATACAGGTAGTTTAATCACCACAACTTATAGATGGTCTGAGCGTGAGATAACATACGGTGGCAACACTTATGATGCAAGATTAATAGCATCAACGCCATTAACTCAAACGCTTGATGATTCAAAGCAAGTATTCGGTGAAATGTCATTACAAGTTGCTAACAAACTTGAGCAATTAGTATCAATTATTCAGGCTGGAATGAAGTGTACGGTTTACCTTGGTTTTGAAGATTCAATTGGTGCTGGAACTGTTACTGATGCTGAGGTTATGTTTATTGGTACGGTTGAGGGTGCTATTGAGTACACAGAAGATTCTGTATCGTTCAACTTACAAGACTACGCATACAGCTACGATAGACAGATACCCAACACAATAACTGACTCAAACTTCCCAGCGTCTGGACGTGAAGATGTGGGTATGCCTTTACCGATTATTAATGGTAGAGTTAAAGACCATGTGTGTCGTTCAGTTACTGGACATTTCACCACGTTTTTAGCTAAAGGTATATCACCAGATTGGTCATATAATTGGATTATGTACCAAGATCATCCGAACGGTAAATTTAACCAGACAACCGACCAGTTATCATCTTCAACTGCTGGCGGTAATTGGTTCGCTTATGAATATGATACGACATTAGGTTTAAATGCCACTTGTGAAACTGCTGGAACTGGATTAGTTGTATCACCAGTTAAAGGTAGTGCGATTGATCGTGTATTTAGAACTAACACATTAGCGTGGGATTTACCATTTAAACCGCTTCATTACTCTGAGATAATTGTTAATGTATCAAGCTGGACTGCTGGTTATTTCTATGTTGATGGTAGTTTTGTAAACCACAACAACCCAAAAGATTCATGGGGATATACTGATTTTGAGGGTACTAAAGTTCGTTATGCTTTAGAGGATAACTATGCACATTATTTCACATTAAAGACTAATGATGCGCCAATACATTCTTTAGATATTGTTGTTTCGCCAGACTTTGATGGAACGGTTGAATTATATAGGGTTGCTGAATGGCAACAAGATGCCACAGACGACTATATTTATGTAGCAGATGATATATCACATTGGTATCGTGGAAACGTCACTACAAACCAAACTACGAACGCCACAGAGGTAGATTTACCTATTATTATTGAGCATACAGTTAATGATGATGATGAAACGTATTTTGAAGGATATGATAAAGGCTCAAGGATTAAGGCTTCATTCAACGTAAAAAGCATTGAACACATAACCTCTGGAAAATCAGTTGTAGTAAACATTCTTAGTGGCTATAACACTACGTTAATTCATAGTTTAAATACAATTGAGGGTAATAGTGGCTGGGCAGATGACTTTATTATTGGCGATTATATTGCTTTAGATAATGGCAAGATGGCTGACATGGATAATCAACCAACAATGGGTAGTGACGAGGGTGGTATTGGTACTATTACTGATTCTGAAATAACAAACTCATTAGCCAAGATTACAGATATTACTGGTGACATTATTACCGTTGATGCGTACTTGTTAGCAGATTCTCCTACTATCTCTGAGAATACGTACATGGTGGATTTTGCTTGCGGGTTTGAATGTACCATTACATCAGCGTTTGATGATTTTGGTATGCTTGGTTATCTGACTGGTATGAGTATTCAAGTGGCTGATACAGACGACAATGATGGCATATATACAATCACTAATGTTTCTGGTGGTGTTATTACCGTTAGTGAAATGCTTACGGCTGAATCAGTCCCAGCATCATTAACTGGTTGGATGGGTTTAACTACTATCAATGAGCCAGTAACTTATACAGTAGCAACTTATCCGCTTAACCTTTGGAAGCTACAATTAACTACGCCAATATTACACGGGTTTGATGTGGCTGATATTGTCAAGCTGGAGAATGATGCTGATGAGGTATTTGTTATTGCTGATCATCCAGTTGAAAGGATTAGTAATGTTAAGATTAATGGCGTTCCTTTTTACAATACAGAAACGTCTGAATCATTAGCCTATTTATTAAGCAGCACTAGCTATTCAAAAGATGGCAAAACAAGGTCATATCTAACAATCCCAGCCGAAGAAATAACTAACGTAGTTTCCAAAGCATTACAGATTGATGAGAGCAATAAAAAAGTGCTTGATGATAGCTATACTGATGATGATATTACCTTAGAAGATGATGGTCATTCTCATACATCTGGTGGTTCTGCTACATTTTCACATCAATGTGATATTCATTGGGGTGTAGGCTCTCACATAGCGACTAATTTTGGATACAATGTTAGTGTTATATCTGGCTCATTTAATCAAGTTGTTGGTGGTTACAATAACCCGATAAATAATCCGATTAGTTTCACTTCATCTTCACCAGATGTGCGAATTACGTTTATAGCTACTGGCTCGGCAGCAGTTCCTTGGCAATACGCCACAGCATCATTAATGCGTTCTGATAATTCTTCTGGTGAATTAGTTTACGATTATCAAAGTGGCGGATCAAGTAATTACAATATTATTTTATCTTCTAATTACCCAGCACCAACAGATGGCTCAGTAGTTGGCACATCTCCAGCAGAGGTGATTAAAATTGGCGATGCTAATTCTCGTGGTGATAATGCCGATACTGGTTACTTATATTTCAGCACACCGATATCAATCGCTCAAGCACGATCTAACCTTAGAATTACTTGTGATGTAATTGGTCAAGTAGATGGCTCTACTGGATATAAGATGCCACATCAACAGATTAAAGCATTGATTAATAAATACGCCACAAATCCAATTAATGGAACTGAGGGAAGTGCTGATATTGTTGAGTTTGTAAATGAGTCAGAAATGGTCACAGCTTTCTCTAAGGTGTATAACACGCTTAATGATTCTGATACTGCTTCCAGTGTATATCCAAAGATGCGAGAATTAGTAACTAATACGGGTGCTTATAATCCATCCCCAAACAATGATTTAGGCAATTCAATATTATCATCTTCAACTGAAACGGTGAACGGTGTTAGCCCTATTTTATACAATGAGAAATCAATACACAGCTTAGACTTTGCTTTAAATAACAGCAATCAACTGCGTGAGGTTGTTGGCGAGATGTTATTGCATTCTAATATAATTATTAATTGGCGTAACGGCATCGCTTATATGAAGTATTTAGGTGATTCTCCAAGTGCTGATGCGACATATACCAATGCCGATATTATGATGAAATCAATGTCATTATCAAGAACGCCAGTATCAGAGTTGGCAACTGATATTACAATTAACTTTGACGATAGTAATGGTGGTTTTAATCGCAATTATCACTATGTGAAACAATCGTGGAACAATGGCGTATTGACTGAAACCCAATTAGATGCTACCCGTAAATATGGCTCTTATGCAAGAGATAAGTTTTTTAATTTACCAATGATCCGCGAACACGTTGCTGCTGAGATTATGGCTAAAAGGTTTTATAAAGAATATTCAACAGCTAAATTTAATGCCGGATTTTCAACAACACTAAATAATTTAGCAGTTGAAACTGGTGATTATTTAACTGTTCCAATACCAATTCATACCGATTCAATGATGGACAAAGGATTAATAACTAAAAAGGTAGTTCAATTCGGATCAGCAATAACAAGACAGGCTGATTTAATTAATTTAGAGATCAGGGAAAACCATACAACGTCTGGCTATTATTTGAGTTTAATATTATGAGTGATTCAATAACCATTACTGATGAACTGGCATTTGTTTTAAACGATGCCAATACATTATTCCATACATTAACTGACTCATTAACTGCTGATGATTCGGCTTTATCTTCATCATTACAACCAGTATTGAGTGACACACTTTCATTTAGTTCAGTAATAGCGTTTAATAAAGAATTTAGTTTGTTTGAGAACTTCTCTATTACAGAGGACTTTCCACGTATTACAGGCTTACTGTTTGGCTTTGAAGAAATAACCGACACAATGGCATATTCTGACGTTGTAGTTGGTGAAGAAAGGGACTCAGTCTATGAAACTGGTGATTATGGTGCAAGTGATGTATTTGTCCATACTGATTTAGATAATGTGGGAGTATTTGAATAATGGAATATGATTTAACTGGTGGCAACATTCAGCACATCTACTTCCCAGTAGTACCAGAGCATAAGATTGTTAAGGCTCAAGCTACGTTAGACGCTAAAAAAGCAACCTTTAAAGTGGTCGTTAATCTCAATTATGCTGGTGAAAGTTACTTTGAAGATAGCATTATATTACAAGACAATGATTCAATTTACGCAGAGCCAGATGGCTTAGTTGTCTTGAGAGATTCAGCACAGCCAGAGGTTAATTTAGATGGGTGGAATGGTCAATATATCCATATTGCTCAATATGTTGATGGTGTTCTCTTATTATTTGTTAGTAGGGAGCCATGAAGATAATAAAGCCAAAGAAAGCAGAAAAGAAGTCAGTCGCAAAGCAACATTTAGAGGGGCAGATTGCAAGTGCCTTTCCAGTTAATGAAGAAATGCGATTGATTAACTTAGGTATTAAGGATTCAAACAATGCTGAGTATGTTGAATACAGAGCAAAGATTGATGAATTAATTGTTGAATATAAATCAAAATTTAATTAGGAAATAAAATGGTAGAAAATATGAATATTAAAGGTAAGTTAAAAATTGAGGTTATCGGTAAAGATGGCTCAATCAAGCAAACGCTAGAAACACCAAACACTATTGTTACAGCTGGAAAGAATTTAGTCGCTACTTTAGTTGGTGGAACTGGCACAGCATTTACACACATGGCAATTGGTACATCTTCAACGGCTGTTGCTGATGGAAATACCACGCTTGGTAGTGAAGTTGGTAGAGTTACATTAACCTCTAAAGCGGTGACTAATAATGTTATTGCTTATGTTGGTGACTTCCCAGCTGGTACTGGTACTGGCTCTATTGTTGAGGGTGGTATCTTGAACGCTTCAAGTGCTGGTACTATGCTTAATAGAGCGACATTCTCAGCAATCACAAAGAGTGCTTCAGATGCGTTAAAGATAACGTGGACTGTTACGTTCGGCTAATAGGGGAAGTATATGTCAACCATTGTAACTAGGTCAGGTAAGGGCGTTCCATTAACAGCAACAGACCACGATAATAATGTTAATAATTTAAATACCGATAAGGTTGAAACACTTGCGGATTTAAGTATCACTTCAACAGCCACAGAGATTAACTTACTAGATGGTGTTACAGCTACAACAGCTGAACTAAACTACGTTGACGGTGTTACTTCAAACATCCAAACACAGTTAGGTACTAAGTTACCTCTAGCAGGTG